CATCAGGATCAGTTAGGAAGTCGTTAACAGCGTAACCGCTTGGTAACATTCCCATTGATCTTAGTGCGTTCGTATCATTGTCCGCTGTACCAACACGTAAGTTAGATACCATCAAACGTTCAGCAACAAACTGTAGCTGACGTGGGATGACTAACTTTGTGCCGCGTAAAGCAACCTTGAGACCGCGCTCATCAACAAAACCTGCGATGTTGATCAAAGCATCTTCGAGAGATGTTTCATTCAAATCAGCCGCAGTTCCTGGTTCGTTAGCAAACGTACCACCCGAAGTAAGTGGGTGTGACGCATCACACAATGCAACTCCGTCGCCACCAGCAGAAGCACCTGCTGCGAAAGCGTTATTCAGAATTGAAGCAGCTTTAACCTGCTTTGTGTGTGCCATTGAACGAGCCAACGCACGAGTATAACGTGAACCAAGACGATCATATAGATTGTCTTCCACTGCTTCCTCAGTAATTGAGAAGGCAAGTGCCACGGTCTCATGGTTGTAACGAGCAGTATATGCTTCGTTAGCGTCGTCAAAATTTACAGCAGAACCTTCCGACTTGGTTGGTGCTGCTCCGAAACCACTCAACATTACTTCTTCTTCGAATGCTCGATCAGAAGATTCTGTTGTGAAGATCTCTGCATGTTGGTTTTCGTACCTATCGTACTCCATACCAAACAGGGCGTTGAGACCGGGTTCCAACTCTTTCGCTAGTTGTGCGCGAGAAATAGCCATATTTCAGTCTCCTTACACGCCAGTCGTTGAAACAGTGCCACCTGCAATCGCGCCATTGGCGGAATTGAAGGAGTTGTTTAAACGAACGATTACAGGGATACCAGCCGCAGTGAAGTCTGAGTTTGAAGGGTCATCTTGGATGCCCATGATTCTCAGGTTCAAATTTGCAGTGGCGGCGATTGTGCCCACAGCCAACGTAGTAGAGGATATTCCAGTGGTTGTTGAACCACTTTGACCCGCTGCGAAATTAGCATTTGCGAACACATGTGCTCTTGCCGCTGATTCACTTGTTAGTGTTCCATCGGAACAAATAACAAACGATTGTAACGGGTTATCATACACAAAAGCTTTGACGGGAAAATTAGAATCCGCGCCAGAACCAGGCCAGAAGTTTGAGAAAATTTTCTCACCAGTGGTAGACGAAACGTATTCGCAACCCCAAAACACTCCAACGAGTCCCACAGTACCACCTGCTGCTGCTCCAACCCGGTCTATAACACCAGCGGCTAGAGGAATAACAGGAGAACCTTGGAAAATCGCGTTTGAGTTGTTGTAGGCTATACGATATTCGGTCGCACCAGTGGTATTTGCAGCCTGACCGACTACACCAATCGGACGAAGTCCGAATGCACCATTAGTATTTGCCATATCAGCAATCCTTTAAAGTTACTCGGAGTCGCGTTCGCGGCCTCCGAAAGTTACACGACTTTGCCGACTATTCTGAATCGGCATTGAAGGATGTTGTTCCTTCATTAGGTCCTGATCTACAGCAGTCATCTGTTCGCGGGTTCTGCCCCCGTAATATGCAGTTCGTTCTGTAACTGTCTCTTCAGGAATACGGCACAACATCAGTCCGCCTTGTCCAATAACGCCCTCGTAACGACCATCGTCGATAGTCGGTGCTTCGTAGTCTGGATACTCGTCCTTACGAACAGGTTCCCATCCTTCACGCAGCTTTGCGTTAACGTTCATTTTGTCTTCTTCGCCGCGCATTGCGACTCGAATCCAACGGTGCACATAACCCTTTGGGGCTTCTGGTGCAGCAAGGTGACTGGGCGGTGCCCATGGTTTTCTGCGAGAGTCTGTTTCTCGTGTTTCGCTTTTACGCGGTGTTCTGTCAGCCATCTACTTAATCCTTCACATATTTAGCGTATTCTTCTAGAGGTACGCCCAATTTTTTCGCAATCGCGACTTGTGAATGCGACAGCTTGACCGACCTGCGCCCCTGTTTTGTACTGCGGGATGCGGAGTTACCAGCAGAAGCGACCTGACTTCCTCCACCCGATTTTTTCGTCTCAGAGAACTTATGTGGGAACTCATGACGAAGACGTTTGTCAACCTCACTATAGTACTCATCTGTGTTCGGGTCAAACCCTTCTTCATCTGTGAGTTGACTATGGAGTGCAAAAGCTGCGGCTGTCATTACTTTATCCGAGCCAAACCAATCATTTTTATCCTTCCACGCAACAGCGCGGGGATCTGGTTGTGGTCGTTGTTGTTGAACAGGTTGCTGCTGTTGCGGTTGTTGTTCTTGCGGTTGTTGAACCTGCACTTTTGCTTGTCTTTCCGCTTGAGCTTTAGCAGTGTTGTACCTCTGCTGTTCGGCTGCAATGTTAGACATTAACTGTTGTGCTTCAACTACACGGTCTGAATCCCCTGCCTCATAAGCTTCTTTCATCATCCGTTTTGCAGCTTCTGTCTGTGACTGCAATCGATTGCCATACTCGGAAAGATAACCTGTGTCCAACGCTTGGACTCGAGTCTTCAGTTTTTTATTTTCTTCTATTAACTCTTGAGATAAACGAACAGCCTCTGATTTATCGCGTTCTTCCTGACGGTACTTTTCCGTTAGTTTTTTAATCCGGCTTTGAACACCCTTACTATACGAGTCTAGCTCATCTTCTTGTTTGGGCTCTTCCGTCTTCTCTTGCTCTACTACATCTACCTCCTCAGAAGAGGCTTCTTTTGGCGTCTCTTCCTCGGGAGTTTCTACAGAAATCTCTTGCTCTTCTACTTTTTCTTCTACTGACATACCTGCCTCCTATACATGTTTAACATCATCTGGTTCAAGAATTGTGGCAATAACCTCATCATCATTGATAATGCGAACCTCTCCACCATCGATCTTGAAACGTGATCCTGAATATCGACCAATGCATACCCATTGACCTTCTTTGCACCATGGCTCTGGACTAGACCCAAATTTATCTGGATCTTTGTAAGCTAGGGGTCCGAGCTTCATAACATAAGCTACAACCGTAGCTACGTTTTCTCGTTCTCGAACTTCATCAGGAATATATAAGCCACTAGAAGTTTTAGCTTTGCCCTGATACGGCATAACTAAAACCCGCCAACCAGTTGGTTGCGGGAGTCTATCTAATAACGGTTTGTCTAAGAGGGACGGGTCTAACACCCGCTCATTAGCGTCTACATATGCGCTGTTCAAAGAATCAGTTTCAGATTTTACCTCTGACTTCTCTTTGTTCATTTTCTGCGCGACATGTTCAGGAAGATATAAAGTCTTCGACATCGTCTACGTTTTTCTCCAGCAGGGCCTTGATTTCTGATCTAGCAAGAGAAAGACCCCGTATTTCTCCCACAGACATTTTATACTGCTCCCAGTTCTGTACTGAACCAGAAGAAAGGGCGTTAGACAAATCGTTTTCACGCTCTTCTAATTTCTTATATAGGTATTTTGCCATATCGACAACATCCATTTATACACCTATTTTAACCACTTATAAATATTATTTGTTTCTTTTATACGGTGGTCGAGTCCTGTGTGTCCACCATTTATACGTTTAGTCAGTTTTTTTATGACACTGTCATTGACCCCTTCATCACAGATTCTCCACAGATTATTCTTTTTGAAGAACCACATAGCTGTGTCCATAGCGTAGTTTTCCTCTAATAATTTAGGATTATCTAACACTTCTGGCACACGCATATCTGATGCAAAGGATCTGACGTTGTCATACCCGGTCAATTGCAAAAATCCTCGGCCTATGTAGGCACTGGCTTTTTCTTTGGTATCGTTTCCCATTCTATCAAAATACACGTTCTCAGCTAACGCTTTGGGGTTTCTGGCAAAAGGCTCTGCGCTCTCTTCTGTAGGAAAACGGCTAGGCCATACTTTCATCATGGCATCTACAGAATAATTTAAATTTTCTCTTGTGTATCTAAATGTACCGCTTTCGTGAACAACCTGACCCAAAAGATGTGCACCTCTTTCTGGGGACAACTCGTAGTGTGTTACTATAGCTTTAGCTGTATTAGGACCAAAAGCTCCATCAGGAGATACTCCGCACTTTTCTTGCAACATTTTTAATGCTTCAAAAGCCATTATGATTTACCTCCAACATAACCACCGACAACTCCGATGATACCTGTCAAGGACATCTGCAACAAGCCTATGATGTTCTCGTCCAACTCGCCGCCATGCTCATTAGCCATAGCAAACTCATCGTAGATAATAAGTCCGAGTATGCTCATCAAACCCAAAACTAAGACCAACATTATTATGTCTTTCATATAACCCATCACTTCTTCCTAACGAATTGTTTGTACCCTTTGACACCAAATGAGGCTGAAATTGCAATTCCCAAACTGTAAAAATACCAGTCCGGTGCCTTATGAAGCTGTTCAAAGCCCCTATCTACAATGCCCTCGGCACCCGGAACAAAGGCTAAAATTAATGGAATACTTAGAACAATTACAAAAAATTCGTCCTTCCAAGACGAACCGCTGTTCTCTGCCATGACCCGTTCCCAATCGGCAACGCTTGTCTTTTCAGACAGTAGTATCTTCGCTTTGGCCTCTGCTTCTGTAAGTTTTAACTTGGCTTCCGCAGCTTGCTTAGTAGTCTTGGCATCAATCCATGACCCTGCTAGATTTGCTATTGGTGTTAAAAACTGTAACATTATTTTAAAACCTTTTTGAGTTTTTTTGCTTGACCTGCATGCAACTTAGAAGCTTTGTTTAAACCCTTAATAACTTTTTTAAGACTCTTCTTTTTAGGTTTTGTAAGTTTTGTCATTGATCCTTACCCATGTTTGTGAAGCCATAATACGCTGCAACGATGGCAGCAATGCTGACGTAGTATATATTACTCATGCTTGCCAACATCAACGAAGCTTGCGGCAACTCCATCCACTCAGTAAAAATAACACCAAATGGAAATAAAAGCATGCCTGTCAAACTAAACCACGCCATCCTACGTTGTGCGTCGCGTTTGGCATCGGCATCTAAAACCTGCCTACGCAACTGATCCAACATAATCTCACGTTCATCTGGATCAATCTTTCCGTTGTCGTTCAGATCGTACTTTGCTTTGGGCATCTGCATACTCCTGTATTATTCTTCGATCATAACCTAAAATAATTAATTTGCCAAACTTATCGTATGCCGCAAACTTCTTGCCACATTCTATT